CTACAATAGTTATTTATAGCAGAAATGCAACTTCTGGCAAAGTTTCTTCTTTTGCTACTGGAGGTGATGAGGGTAATAATTGGGCAACAAATGCACAAGGGCAAACTGGATTTCATGCAGTTGTAAGAGATGGTGGGACTCATACAGCAAATGTAGGTTTTGAGTATGGTTTTTCAGCAGATGCAGAATTTTAGAGGTTAGTATGGTAATAGAAAATGCAAAATATATAGCAATAAATGGAGAAAATAGTGTTGTAGTTGCAACTATAGATGGAGTTTATTCATCTGTGCCTTTAGATACTAACAATAAACACTACGCAGAAATACTAAAACAAGTTGAAAGTGGCGATTTAACGATAGCTGATGCAGACTAGAGGAGGGTGTTATAGACCCTGCAAGCATAGGATTATTATTAGCAGGTGCAACTAAGTGCGTTGATTATCTTAAACAAGGCATTGCACTAGGCAAAGACATATCAGAGATGACTTCACAAGTTTCTACATTTATGCAGAATGATAGTGATATTCAGCATTTAGAGAAACGGTCAAAGAACCCTACAATGTGGCAATCATTATTTAATAGCGAAAATATTGAAAAATGTGCTGTAGATAGCCTAATAGCTAAAAAGAAGATGCAAAAACACCGACAAGATCTAAAAAACATTATAATGATGCAATATGGTCAATCTGGTTGGAACGAACTTTTAGCATTAGAGGGGAAAATACGAAAAGAAAGAGCAGAGTTTGTACACAAGAAACAAGAGCAAAGAGATAAAATAATCAATGCTATAGCAATTACAGTTTTAGTTATTACTGTTGTTGGTTTTTTTGTTTTATTATTTTTTATATGGAAAGCAAATAAGGGTTAGAATGTTTATAAGAATAACAATCACAATATGGACATTAAGTTTTTTGGGAGGATTTTATTATGGCTAATCAAAAAAAACTACAAAAATCTTCAGCATATGCTAAATACGATATTGATGGAGATGGTATCGTAAGTGATGAAGAATTTGCACACATGGCTGATATTAAAAAACTGGAACATGACTTACGAAAACAGAGAGCACAAAGACGTATGGCGACTGCAAGTCTTATTGCTATGGGTGCTTTTACTGTTTCAATGTTTTTTTGCGATATTGAACGAGTACAGGCACTTGCTGATATCTCTAACCTTTTCTACATTTCTGGGGCTGGTATTGTTGGGGCTTATATGGGAGCATCAGCCTTTATGAGTAAAAGTAAATGAAACCTGCATTTCTTTTGGCCTGCTATCTTGCAGGAGTTCCATCTGGAAGTATGCACCTGGCAAATGTAAATAATTGCAAATATTTTCAAAAATATTTAAGTAAACAAGAAGTCAGAATTGGTGATGAAACAAAGACTTATCAATGTTATTGTAAATTAGTAAATGTAAATGAAAACATGAGATTATATTGACTAGAAAAATCTGTTTGCTATTATTTTATAGATCGCATAAGTTAAGTTATCCTCCTAGGGGGATTAATTTCCCCCTTTTTAATTAGGAATTTATGATGGCAAAAAAAGAACCAAAAACTACTAATGAGCATTTGATAAATATCTACAATAAAATAGATACGTTAGAAAATAATCATATTCCTCATTTAGAAAAAGAAGTAAAAAAATTAAATTATGTTTTATGGGCGATTGGTTTTATGGTTGCTACACAGTTTATTGCTTTTGTATTACAGAGATTTTAATGGATATAGAAAGACTTAAAGAAGAAATTAAAGCTGATGAAGGCTATAAGAATGAAATATATTTAGATCACCTAGGTTTGCCAACTCTAGGTGTAGGTCATTTAATAAAAGAAACAGACCCAGAAAATTGTTTAGAAGTTGGTACACATATAGATGACGAAAGAGTAAATGAGTTATTTGAGCAAGATTTAAATGTTACAATAGATGAATGTACATTGTTATATGATGATTTTTATGTATTACCAGAAGAAGTACAACTTATAATTGCAAATATGATGTTCAATCTAGGCAGACCAAGACTTTCAAGGTTTCATAAAATGAAAAGAGCCATTGATAATAGAGATTGGCAAGAAGCATCAAATCAAATGAAAGATTCAAAATGGTATCGTCAAGTAACACTTCGAGCTGAAAGATTATGCAGAAGAATGGCAAGTGTATGATAGCAAGTTTATTACCAGTAGCATCTAAATTACTTGGCAAGTTTATTGAGGATAAAGATACCAAAAATAAATTGGCACATGAAATTGCTACAATGGCAGAAAAACATGCTCAACAATTAGCTTTAGAACAAATAAAAATAAATCAAGAAGAAGCAAAAGGTAATTGGTTTCAATCAAGTTGGCGACCTTTAATTGGTTGGATTTGTGGGCTTTCGTTAATGATAAACTATATGATCTCGCCAATTTGTGCAGGATTTGGTATAATAATACCACAAGCTGATATGTCAGTAATGATGCCATTATTATTTGGTATGCTTGGTATAGCAGGCATGAGGTCTTATGATAAAAACAAAAGAACAGACACCAAACAATAAAGTAAGTGGTAGTCTTTGTAATAATTGCTACCAAAAAAACTCACTTATTTTACATGGAAGCCATGATGTTGAACATGAACTTGATGGAAGTATGTATATTTTAAATATTTATACTTGTTCTATTTGTAGATCAATACACGAAGTCTATACACCAATATCAACTCATTAAGGAGGTTTTATGGATTATTTAAAAAAAATATGGGACACATTTGAAGAATTAAAATCATGGGTACAAATATTAATTTTTTGTGCTATCCTAATTATAATACATTCAACAGTTTTACATTAAGGAGTAAAATATGCCATATCATTATGGAAAAGGTTCTCACTCAAAAGGAATGAAAAAGAAGCCAAAAAAGAAAAAAAACAAAATGAAGATGCGAAAGAAAAAATAATTGGTTAAAGTAGCATCAATAAAAAAATTTACTAAAGGTCTTACATCAAGACAGCAAAAGACAATGAATCGACATGCTAGGCATCACTCTTTAAAACATATGCAAGAGATGGCAAAAGATTTAAAAAAAGGCAAGACCTTTGCACAAGCACATACAAGTGCAATGAGAAAAGTAGGCAAATGAGTGGATTTACAACAACAGCTACGATTTCAGAGTTAATAGATAAAAGACCAATAACAAAACGTAGAGGTAAATCTAAAACACGTCTTAAACAGAGTTTTAAGGCTCGTCAGAGGATTTTAAAGTTAAAAGGGTAGTTAATACCCCCAAACTTCCTTTCTCGCTCTGTAAACAGTATCTTCTTTCCATATCCAATTATCTGGATTTGGTATTAATGCCATTTTTACATCTTCAGCAGAATCAACATTTTTTAAAAAATTACCCATAACCTTAATAATATGCTCACATAATTTTAATGGTGTATTGTAATCAATTAATTCTTTTTGTGAAAATTCTGCATCTTTTGTTTTGGTTGGGTTTTTAAGATACCAAAGCATTTGTCTTGAATTTGTAGCCTTATGATAGATTGATTGTTGCATTTTATGTGAAGTAGAAATGTTTTGTGGCATATTTTTAGACGTTTTCAAATCAATAAAAAAATCTTCTTTTGTATTTTTATCTTCAAAATGAAAATCTGTATAACCAATCATAGGAATTCCAAGAATATCAACCTCAATTTTTTTTTGGTAATCTAATAAATTCCATTGAAATGCAAATTCTTTAAATTTTGATGCACCTAATTCTAATAATGGTACTAAATTTTGCCTTTCATCATCTGTTTTAGGGTCGTTCAATCTTTCACAATTTTGATTATAATTTTCAATCATTAATTTTGAAGCATCTGTAAAAGATAAACCATTCAGTATCATATTTAATCCACTTTCAACTGCACTACCTCTTTCAGCAGAAGCAGAACTTGGAAATTCATAACCAAATATTCGTCTTAAAGCCCATCGTTCTCTATAAAAAGCAAATTCATTAATATGGCTGAAAGATAAAGGCAATAAACTTTTATCGCCCTCATCAAATTTTTTAAAATGTTCAATCATTGTATTACCAAAGAATATTGAGCATATGTTTTACCTTTATTGGTAACATTAACTGTTTTAATATTATGTTGTTTTCGCAGATCAAATATCCTGGCACTTAATCTCCAACAACCAAATTTATGGTATGCTTCAACTTGTGTGATTGTTTTACCTTTTTTAAGATAATTTAAAATTTGTAGATTTTGGGTTTTTTCTTGGCTCATAACTATTCCTTTCTATAAATGTTTTGCCAGTTCTCTTTCATTAACAACCTTTGTTCGCAGGTCATCTCTAAAAGATTTAAAGGTTTCAAACTTTATTTTAGCTTGATTCCTTTGTTTAAGTGTTCTGTGGTATCTTTCACAGAAGTCCTTAAATTTCTCGTCAGAATAAATTAATCCATTTAATTCTGTCATATTTTTATAATTCTTTTGTTTTGTATAGTAAAGGGTAAGTTCTGCTATTACCATTTTTTCTTCTTTTTTCATTAATTCAACTGCAGTATCATAATCAGCATATCTTAATCCCAACATTTCTTGCTGATGTGATAATCTATTTGGGTCAAATTCTATTGTATATATATCAGTCATAATTTATTTACCTTTATACATTCACCTAAAACAACATTATGGTAAGGTGGCACTTCTTTTGCACGATAATATAATAATTTCATCTGGCATTCTGTTTTAGTTTCAAATTCCCACTCAAACATATGAGTAAAACATGCTTGTTTTGCTTCACCATTTGCTATCCAAGCTGAACATATTAATGCCATTGCCTTAAACATTTAATTCTTTCATATGTATTTTATGTTTCAAAATTAATTTTAATTTTTCATTTATCCCTTTGTTTTTATGTACTTTATTATGGCATGATCTACATAAAGGGAAAAGGTTATCAATACGATTTAAACGATTATTCTGAACACCACCCATGCCTTTTTGTTCAATGTGGTGTATATCAACAGCAACTTCTTTAATACAGAGCCAACAGATGGGAACATCGCTTTCACAATATCCCCAATAGTCAGCAAATAGTTTTTTATAATTTTTAGAGGTTTTCATCAAAAGCTTCACAAGCAAGTCTTGTTAATTCTTTTATATCAGCCTTTGTGAATAAACCACTTTGCATAGAACGACCAGTTATGCCAGTAACAAACATTAATTTTTCTTGTCTATAAGAGTTTGTCTTACCTGCACCACCAGAATTTGCAGGTGCATCAGCATTATCATTTATAATTTCAATACCAGATACATTTGTATAAGGATTGCCATTATTAGATGTTTTTGTATTTATAATATTAAATTTAATCATATCACCATGCTTTAATATTGGATTAAGTGTCGTTCCTCTGCTGTATAATCTTGTACCATCAATTAGATCAATCGCATAATTTGGTACATCGTCTTTGGTATTATCGAAACATTTATCAACTTTACCAGTACTTTGATTTGTCATATAACCTCCTTTTATTTATTTATGACATTATAACCTCTACCCTCCAAACAATTATAGAGCATATCGGTTCTAGTTTTTGCTTTAGGACTAAGCCATAACACTTTAAATCTCATTAAATTGTAAAATGATTTGCCTTTATCCCAAAGATAACTTGTATTATCTGCAACAATACTTTTACAAGTATGTAGGTCATCATGGTATCTATTCATATCGCCCTTGATGTTTGCAGAAGATTTCCCCCTACTATCAACAATAGGTGTAGTAGAACAACTTACAAGAAAGCCTATGGCTACCACCAATAAGATGGTAACCAAAACTCTTTTAAATATTATGAAACCAAAGTTTCGTTTTCTAAAACTATTGGCTTCTTCAAGATGAAGCTTGAAATATTTATTTTTCAACATATTCTGGATATTTCTTTTTTAATTTAACTTCAACTCTCTTTACATTATCAGATATATCGTTTGCTTGTTTTGTAAGCTGATTGATAATATTCAAATATGTATTAAGCCTTTCATTTTCTCGAAGAAGATAAAGTTCTAGCTTAAATTTAGTTTCTTTAGCCATGATTGTATACCTCCCAGACTTCGTTCCATATTTCTTCTACCTTATCATGCAGATCATCTTTATTTGTACAAACAAATTGATAATCTTTACTCCAAAGCAATTCACATCTGATTTTAGCTTCTTCAAGTGATTCACTATCTTTGCAGATATTAGGTATAACTTCATCTGTAAATTTTTCTTCAAGATATTCTTTATATTTTACACCCATGATTTTCCTCCCTTTAAATAATCATCAAATGCCCTTTGGTTATCTTTCTTAGTAATTAAATCAACTTCTTTTTGTTTTTCATCAATTATATCTTGTAAGAAAGATTGTATGGTTGATACTGAATACAGACCAACCATTTCTTTTACATCTTTTAATTTTTTGATGTCGTTCAACAAATCTTGCATATAATCCTCCCTATCTTGATTGGATATGTGCAGGTTTTTTGATATTAAATATAATATCACTGAATTTTTTTGGCTGATAGTATAAATCTCTTTCAATACCAAGACCAAAGGGAAGTTTCATTTCTTGTAATTCATCAATAGAAACATAACCCATTTCTGGTTCTAATAGATCACACAATCCAAAAGCAATATTTGTCTCTGGGTCAAGTTCAGATAGGTACCAAGTACCAATACCTGCAGGATTGAATAATTTAACTTCTGCTTTGAAAGTTTTTGTACCATCTTGTTTAAGATGATTTTGGATAAGTTTATCCCTTATCTTTTTTGTTAGTAGTATCATTGTTAACCTCTTTTTTATTATTATTATTATAAATCGACAAAGTGTCCCCTTTATTATTACACAAGGCTATAATATTATCAACCATAGTTATCTTGAAGTAATGAGTTCTTTTGCCACCATCAATAACATCAAATTTTCTGATGTCTTTGAATACCATATTCATATCTTGCTCCTATCCAAATAATGAACGTGAACTAATTTTTTTTCAATCTTCTCTACAAGTTTAAGGTCTTTTTTCCATGTATCATCTCCATCATCAATCATAGAAGCAAAATTTTGGCCTAACTCTTGTATGGCTTGCCTTAACAATTCTATTTCTTTTTGACTAAATTTTTTATAAACTGACATTATACAACCTCCCATCTCTGTAAATCTTCTATTGTAACATTAAGTTTCTTTGCCAATAATTTAGCTTCTACAAAATCTTCTGCTTGTTTTTCTCTTTCTCTTTCAGCTTCTTTTTTGAAATCGTTAATGTATTCATCAAGTATTGATTGTAATTGTTGAATTGAATATTGATCAATATCAAGTCTATGCCTACAACCAGTCAATTCTTTTGAAATATCTGATATTGACTGATATATCATAGCTTTTTTATATATTTCTATTGTTGGGTAATTTTCTGAATAAAATTGTTTTTCCCAATTTGATAAAGAGTAGCCTTTTTCTTTTTCAATATATTTAAGTAAATTGTTCATTATTATCCTCTTATTATTATTAAAAAAAGGTAGCCTTTAAGCTACCTTAACCAATGTTCTGTAATGTAAAGCTTGAATATTATAACCACCTGCGATAATGGTGTGTATTCTTACCCACTTTCTTCCCTTGTTAGTTTCAACTTGAAAAGTACCATTAAAACCATCTGAGTTAACCTCAATATTGTTATCAATAATTTTAGTTATTTCAGATTGCTCAAGTTTTCTAGCCATTTTAGTATTTCTTGCTTGAATAACAGCTTTTGCATCTTTTATAGCCAGATCAATTGCCATATCATCATTTATGCCATTAAGCTTTTCAGCTAATATTTTACCACCTGCTATTCTGTGTAAATCGTCCCAATCAACTCTATGAAATTTATTATTTGAACCCTCAAGTGTTGTTGGATTTTGCCACCATTTTTTTATTGCTTCTTTCTTTTCTAAATAATCAGCAATTTTCTTTTCTTTGTATAATATATCAAATTTATTAAAAACCTTTTCTAAATCTTTAATTATTTGTTTGTATATTGTCATGTTAACCTCTTATTATTATTATTATTAGTATTAAACCTATATTGTTTTCTAGGTTAATCAACAAAAAAATTAAAAAGGTTTGTAAAAAATTTAAATTTATAATAGTATTTCTCTGTTAACCTTTACTACTATTCAGTTTCTAATAAACGAAATAATATTAAAATAGTGGTAAAATCTACATTTATTATTATTATGGGGGTAAATTTAGGTTTATCCCCTTTAATGACTAAAGAATCAGACATACAAATCGCATCAAATGAATATTTAAGGTATTTATCATCAACATATTTTTTTAGGCATTATCATATCGCTAACGAGGGAAGGCGATCTGTTTCTTATAATGTTAAATTAAAACGAATGGGAATGAGGTCTGGAGCACCAGATATATTAATTGAATATC